TTTTATAATTTGTCTTCTGTTGATATTCTTTAACTCTTTGTTTTTGTGCTTCTTTATGCTTTTCATAATAAACCTTACTACTTGCTGGTGCTGTATATTTTTTGAGATGTTCTTTGGTTGCTTGTAGTTCTGTTTCTAAATTGGAAATCTTTTCTCCCATTTCCTTTATTATTTCATCTTTATCCATTACGATACTATATATAATAAAAAATATTTATATAATTTTATTATAATTGTTTCAAAAACGGCGTTTTAAATTACCAAGGGTTTAATGCCGTAGCATTTGCAAATGTTTTTTAACTCATTTGCCGTTTTATCCTTTAAAATTGGTAACAATTTTACAAATTCGAGTTCTAACGATTTAACTATTTCAGGCTTTTTCATTTTAGATAGACCTGATACTCCAAGTTCTTTTGCCTTTTCTTTCAAATTATCGATGTTTAATTTATTGGCTTCGGCGTTAAACGTTTGTACTATTTCGTCCATTTTATCCTCAATCACAAAAGACAGCACAGTATTCGTGTCATTATTATCTGTTATATCAGATATTACAGATTGATTATCATATGGTACGGTTTGATTTGGTATTTCCATCATATTACTTATATCTACACAAATAGTATTTAATTTGTTTTCGAATATTATATTATCAATCGTCGCATCGTGTAATCATAAACCTATACATAAACACAAAAAGTTGTTTGTGTTTATGTAGGTCAAATTGCATTTAATAATGGTTGCCTAGCAACCCTGCGGGTTACCTCTGCATATACGTAAGACAAGTATGTGACAAAAAATAATAACAAATGAATATTATTTTTTATTGGGAATCGGGTAGCTCTATACACAATTTTGTTTAGAATAGCCAATAACTGCACAAGCAATTCTTTTTCCAGCATTTCCCGTTTTCAGGCTTTCTGCATTTCCTCCGTTACCACAATCATCTTCATCTTGATGAATAATCAATCCTCTACCAATGATATTACACTTTGATCCTCTAAGTTTGATAATATTATCATAAAAACTGTATTTTGCTTCACCGCGTGTATTTGTTTTGATATTTCCTAAATCGCCAACGTGTCTTTCTCTCCTACCAGGACATCCGTGTGTAGTTCCATATGGGTTGAAATGGGCACACATACTTGTACATTTATCGGTCAAATCTCCGGCTTCGTGCACGTGAAATCCGTGTAAGCTATTTGATTTTAATCCTTTCAGATTCAAATCTATCTTTATTTGGTTATTCTCTAAATCTTCAGTAAATTTAACGACACCTTTTATTTCGTCGTTGAAAACAGCAATCGCGTAAATCGGTTTTTTTTCCATGTTTACAAGTAACAAAGAAATAATTTAGTTTGGTATTACTTTGCAATTGTTTAGAATACACGGATAAAATAAGTGTATTACTAAATAATATATTGCAATTATGTTCACTATTGTATAGGTTTCAATATTCTATTTATTGATTTACACATTGTAAAATACTAGTTTATTTTACTACATTGAGAACCCGACAAGAATAGTTAAATATTTTGTGTATTCTTATTATATGAATAATTTGAATATTTATACTTCATTAATTGTGTCTATTGCGACACAAGTAATCACCGGAATTGTTGAATTATTGGCTGTATTCGTTAAAACGCCTGCAAAAATGTTATTATTAAAACAATTGTTGGTTTTAGAACTATTTGTGCAGCTTATAGAAGGCGCATTTTATGTATATTGGTTTTATAATTTTACGAATATTGTAAATATTACTCCAAAACGATATTTAGACTGGGCAATTACAACACCAACTATGTTAATTACTTTAATCTTTTATTTAATTTATTTGAAATATAAGGATAACGATATAGAACATAAATTAGAGTTTTTTGAACTATTTAATCAAGAATTCTACACTATTGTTATAATTTTAGTACTTAATTGGCTAATGCTTTTATTTGGATATTTAGGTGAAATCAATATGCTGCCAGTATTATTGGGCGTGTCATTAGGATTTATTCCATTTTTGATTTACTATTATATTATTTATAAAAAATATGCGGTATTAAGCAACCAAGGGTTAAACATATTTTTTTACTTTTTCATCGTTTGGTCTTTGTATGGTGTAGTTGCGGTTTTGCCGTATCAAATTAAAAATATGTGTTATAATATTTTAGATTTATTTGCAAAAAATTTCTTTGGTATATTTTTGAGTTATTTACTATTTACCAATATGTGATTATCATATCAAATGTATCTGTATAATGTATAAACTGAACGAATGAAAATCGGTAACATAATTGAAAGAGCCACCGATTTTGGTTCATCTCGTTCGCGCAAATACTTTCTGTCTTTCTTATTGAAAATCGGTTTATACATTATTCCCGCGGTTATACTCGGCAACTTTACTGATATAACTGTACAACAAATGGAGACATCTCAAATTCTTGGTGAGAACACGTTTTATTATATTTTGTTACAAACGCTCTTTATCATATCAACCTTATATCTTTTTGTAATATTATTTCAAGATTATGTAAGTGAATTCCAAGCCACTATCGCTGGTAGTTTCTTTGTCGTTTTGTATTTTGGAATGCAAACTAATTACATACATATGTTAAAGGATTTGTTGAATTACAACCGCCAATAAATTTGTTTATATAATGTATATCATATGTCACACGGTTTACAACGAATAACCCGTGGTGAAAATCCATTATTTGTTTTAGACGATAAACACGTATTAGCCGTAGGAAATCCAGCAGGCAAAGATTTAAAACATACATTTACTCCCGAACGTGTTCGTGCAATAAATAAACGTGAGAGAAAAATATTTGAAGAAGAAGGTTTAGATAATATTGACCCCTCCAACTTTTATAGAGGTGGAATTGCACATAAAAAACGCTCAAAGAACCGTCATACTAGTCGCAAAACAAATAAACGACGTTCAAGTAAAAAACAAAAGAGCCGCCGTAATAAAAAATCCAAATCAAAACATACAAAATAAATCATACCGAGAACCTGTAATTAAAATCAGCAAAATAATCAAAATATTTTGCTGATTTCATTTGTCATATCTTACATAATTGAAGATTTGCACTCAAACATATAAAATCAAAAAAAACAGGGCGTCCCCTGGGATTGTTTTCTGAGTTACAGATTTGCGCATAATCTACAGACAAGCTATGAGACCATACTTGATAAAACTCAATCAATAATTATTAATTAATTTATTAATTAAGTTATTGATATTTTGTTTTATCCTATATTCACGAGTAGTACAAATCCAAACAAATCGCGTGCATCATATTCCATCAATATTATCTACTGAGGATGAGTCAAACCGGGCAAAGGGAGTGATCAGTTCCACAGAGGGTTTATCCCGCATAAGCTCCGCTAGGAACTTATGCATTTAACAAGTCGACAATAGAGTCATATTGAATTTCAATTACACAGGTTTTCATTACTCGACCTGTGTCTAACTTTACAAAAGAATTTGTTAATTTTCCACTATTGAGTGAGCCAAGTTAGAAGCTCCCTATTAGTTTGTAGGGAAAAAAGTTTTCAATTTTTTACAGATTTTGCTACAAATTTGTTACAATCAACTATAAGCATTTTTCATATCGTGAAATGCTCTTATAATATTCACGCAATAAAAAACAGGGCGTCCCCTGGGATTGTTTTCTGAGTTACAGATTTTCGCACAATCTACAGACAAGCTATGAGATTACACCGGATAAAACTCAACCTATATGATATTTTGTTTTATCCTATTATTCACGAGTAGTACAAATCCAAACAAATCGCGTGCATCATATTCCATCAATATTATCCACTGACAATGAGTCAAACCGGGCAAAGGGAGTGATCAGTTCCACAGAGGGTTTATCCCGCATAAGCTCCGCTAGGAACTTATGCATTTAACAAGTCGACAACAGAGTCATATTGAATTTCAATTACACAGATGTTCATTTCTCTATCTGTGTCTAACTTTACAATTACACCATTGAGCCAAGTTAGAAGCTCCCTATTAGTTTATTGGTAAAAAAGTATTCAATTTTGTACAGATTTTGCTACAATTTCGTAAAAAATTGAATAACTTTTATGCTTAATATTAATTGTATCAAAAGTCTGACTATAATAGTCAATCATTCACAATGAAAAGTAAGGAACGCGTGGTAGAAAGGTGTGTGTTTTGTAACAGTCTATCTCATAAGATGGAGAACTGTAATAGCAACTTCAATGGTAAGCGTGAGTCACTCGACGCAGGTTGGTTCTGTATGATGGACGGTGGATGTCCTCATTTTGAATATCTTGCCGCAAATGAGTTACGATATGTTGCGTATCATTACGCAGCATACGAGGGGGCGGTTCACGACTGGCGTGAGAAAAACACTCAACACTACAACCGCAAATTTAGATTCCGTCCGATCGACCTATCGCTTTCAAAAGCGCAACTTATTAAAGAACTTGTTAGAAGGTGGGAGGGGATGCAGCCAGTGCGCGACCTGTATCAAAACGAACCTGTACCGACGGAAGGCGACGACTGTCCGATTTGTTTGGAATGTACTACAACATCATACAAATGGGTGTACACCATTTCATCTTGGAAAAAAGTTGAAGATAAGGTAACGACGGAGTGTAAGCATTCCTTCTGTAAAAAATGCTGGGCTACTCATACAGAAAGGAATAAGCGATACGATTATAGTGCTACGGGTAATCATCATTCTGCCCCTAACTTCTGCGTGAATTGTCCGATGTGCCGACATAAAATCGCTGTAAAATAAAAACACTAAGAGAAAAAACAAAACACTAAGATAAAAAAATAAAAAAAATGATAACCCCCCGTCATTTTTTTTATTTTTAATGATGATAGATAATATAACTAAAAAATCATAATAATGAGCATATTTTTATGATTTTTTAGTTATATTACAATATTCCCGTATAATTTGTTACCGTTATATTATACATTTCTTGTTTTACATTCAGATCTATATCCAAATTGGCTATAAAAGAATGCATTTCTTCGATTGTTATCTCACTCGACGCATTTACCCGGGTAAATTCCTTTAATTTATCATATGCATTTTCTATTCCGTTTTTTCGCAGTATCGTTTGGTATGCTTCTGACAATATTACTACGTGTTTATGTAAATCTTTCGTTATAACTTGTTTATTAGGAACTACCTTATCCAATCCAGTTTTTATATTATTCAATGCGACTATACTATAACCAAATGCTATACCTACATTTCGTAATACAGTACTATCAGTTAAGTCGCGTTGAAGACGCGAAACCGGCAATTTACGAGACATAAATTCAAATAAACAATTTGATATACCCAAATTCCCTTCTGCATTCTCAAAATTTATTGGATTTACTTTATGTGGCATTGTCGATGACCCGACTTCTTCTTTATTTACAGACAATTGTAAATAATCTTTGAAAATGTATAACCATATATCTTGACATAAATCGATTAAAACGGTATTTATACGTTTTACTATATCAAATATTTTACTTAGGTTTTCATAATTATCTATTTGAGTTGTATATTGACTTCGAGAACATCCATATAATTCAACAAATTTATCTGCAAAACCCTTCCAATCATACTCAGGATAAGATACCATATGGGCATTAAAATTACCAATTGCGCCACCAAATTTGCATTTGTATTTTACATTCTTCAACTCGTCTGCAATACACTCTAACCTATATTCAAATACTTTAATTTCTTTGCCGAATGATGTTGGGACACCTGCTTGTCCGTGAGTATGACTTAACATTATAGTAGTTTTATGATCATTATACATTTGTTCTAGTTTGCTTCTTATTTCATTTATTTGAGTTATATAGACATTTGTTATGAATTCTTTAATCAATACTGGATACATTATGTTGTTAATATCTTGTGAGGTTAGCCCAAAATGAATATAATTTATACATTCATTCAAGTTATATTCTATCAATTTATCTTTTATATATATTTCTACTGCCTTTACATCGTGATTTACTTTTTTTTCTATAATCTGTATTTTCTTACATTCATTTAAATCAAATTTATTACATATTTCAAATAATTTATTATGAATTATTTGATTATTTACATTTTTCAATTCGGGTAACATTCGTATTAATTCTTGTAAATACATTATTTCTATGCATAAACGCATCTTTTGAATTGCATATTCTGAAAAATATTCTTGACAGGTTTGTGTATATTTGGCATAACGACCATCACACGGCGATAATGCTAGTAATGACTCCATTTTTGTATTATTACACCTGGGTTACGTTTAATATCTTTTTATCAAATCTTATTTTGCGAAGATTTACGAATCAATCGAAGATATGGTTTATTACATAGCCTACAAGTTTTTAATCCATTATTATATGTTTTTGAACATCGTATGTGAAAACGCTTACCACAATATGAACAATATATGTATTCCGCCCCCAATTCTGTACTATTACAAAATTCACATAAAACATATCGACTATATTGTTCTACATTTTCCAAATAAATACAATTTCCCATTTCTTTACATAATCCGAAGATTTTTTACAATAAACTAGTATTTACTTGCTGATTTACTTGTATAAATGTAGTGCATTTTGGCATATGTTTTATACAATCTGCATTTATATAGGTACAAGTACTACGTAATCCACCTAAGTAGTCTAATACAGTATTTTCCAAGGGTCCTTTATATGGAATTTTTAATACACGTCCCTCGGATGATCGGTAAGTTGCCATTGAACCATAATGCTTTTCTTGCGCTTTATCGGAACTCATTCCATAAAACCATTTCATTTTTTTCCCATTTTCTTCCATAATTTCTCCTGGGTTCTCATCGTGTCCTGCAAATTGCCCTCCAACCATTACAAAATCCGCCCCACCGCCAAATGCTTTCGCCATATCTCCCGGACAAGTTATTCCTCCATCAGATATTATATGACCTCCCACTCCGTGAGCGGCATCAGAGCATTCTAACACCGCTGCTAGTTGTGGCATTCCTACGCCGGTTTTTAAACGTGTTGTGCACGCTGATCCTGGACCAATTCCAACTTTCACCACATCTACACCTCCGATTAAGATTAACTCTTCTACTATTTCACGAGTTACTACATTTCCGGCTATGATTATTTTATCCGGAAAACGCGCACGTACGCGCTTACAGTAATCTACCATACCACTTAGATATCCATTTGCTATATCTATGCAAATCCAATTACAATCAATTACCCCCAATATTTCGACTAATTTTTCATAATCTTTGTCTGAAATACCACTCGATACTGCAAAGAGATTCGGGTCTAGTTTATCTTTATTTTCAATATAGTGTTCCAATCCATAAAATTTATGCAAAATAGTGAGTATCTTGTGTTTTGATAATACATTATATACCTCAAATGTGCCAGTTGTATCCATATTTGCGGACATTACAGGGATACCTTTCCATTTGATAGAAGAATGTTTGAACTTAAACTCTCGCTCCAAATTCACTTGCGAACGACTTGTTAATGTTGAACGCTTCGGGCGTATTAAGACATTATTAAAATCGAGGTGTGTGCCCGAAATAATTTTCGTCATATTGATATTTTTGATACTTACATACTTTTATGTTGTTATTTCGGAAAGATATAAAAATTATAGTATATTTTTATACCATATGATTGAAAATTTAAAACACGTCGATATCTGTTGTGGTCTAGGTTGGGGAGATGAGGCAAAAGGCAAAATTGTAGCGGAATTAGCCAAATCGGGCAAGTATGATATGGTGTGTAGATGGGGCGGAGGCAATAATGCGGGTCATACTATTTATGTTAGCGGCATTAAGTATAAAACCAACCTCGTACCCAGCGGCGTTTTTTATAACATTCCGTCTATTATTGGTCCAGATTGTGTAGTAAGTCAATCGGGATTTGAGGCGGAACTTAACTATTTGAAATCTCACGGATTTAATACTGATTGTATTAAAATTTCACCCAAAACACATGTTGTTACAGATAAGCATATTGAAGAAGATATTAAAAATTATGGCAATCAAGGTACAACGTCGAAAGGCATAGCACCTTGTTATAGAGATAAATATGCGCGCATAGGTACATTAGCAAAAGATGTTGATTTCTTTAAACCTTTTTTATGGAATGAGCGCCTTTACGGAACAGTATTATGTGAAGGAGCACAAGGTATGTGGCTAGATATAAACCACGGCAATTATCCATATACAACGTCTAGTACTCCATTACCGTATGGTGCGTGTAGTTTGGGATTTCCTCCTCAATTTATCCGAAATATTTATGGCGCTATTAAAATTTATGATACTCGGGTCGGTACAGATCCTCTTTTTCCACCTGAATTATTAGATGATTTTGAACTTAAACTAATCGGTACTCTGGGTAATGAGGTTGGAACCACCACTGGAAGATTAAGAACTGTAAATTGGTTAAATCTCGATAAACTTTTGATGGCTATTAATCTGACTGGTACTACTACTGTTATTATCTCAAAAATTGATATTCTTAAAAATGTTAATATGTTTAAGCTATTCTATCTTGGAAAACTGGAAATATTTGATTCAATTGAGTATATGACTGAATTTATTTCACACTTTTTGCGCAAACATTGCCCCCTACTTACGAATATTATTTATTCGGATAGCCCACAACACGTCTCAATACCATAATAAATAATGAAAAATTACTTTTATTATTTATGCTATACCTAGTTTTTTACGATAACTATCTCCATAATTATACAATAATTCCTCTCCTTCTTCTATCTGACGTTTTGCAAAAAAAAAGATATAACCTTCTATATCTATTTGTTTTCCATTCTTTGTTGTAAATACGCTAGAATTGGTATTATTACTAGCGTATCGTATTCCCATAACATTTTCATCTTCGTTGCTAGAACTACAATTAATAAATCGAGTATAGTTAGATTTATTGATGTCATATGCATCTATTATAAAATTTTTGTTTAATCTGTTACTACTAAATTTGTATTCAGATGATTGATTTACAGTTTGTCCATCTTCAATTATTTCTCCCATGTAATTACATAGAAATGTACCAGCTTTTACAACTCTATTTGTAAATATGCCAAGTCCTGCATTTGGTATGTTACTATATTTTATTTGTAAAAAGTCTGGAATATAGTTGGGAACATCTACACAATTAATCTCTATCAATTCAAGATTCATTATAGAAATTACACATAAATATAATAGTCGAATGTAACGCAATAGTGTATAACAATAGTTCCCAATTGTGGGATATAGAAAAAACGTGAAAAGAAATGGCATCGCTCCGCGAAAATGGACAAAAATAAATGTCCAATTTTGTTTTACTCAATATAATTCTTGTATAAAAATGTGCAAAAAACGGGTTCTTACCTAAATGCAGCAAAACTCATTTTTTTATAAAAAATTTGTTACTGATAAAAAAATGTATTTTATGCGTTAAAGCATTTAGGGGTAATCTCTGGTTCTATATAAATGAACCATCTTCGAACCGAATATACCCCTAAAAACCCATATGCCTATAATTGTATAGAATGTAACTTTAATACGAGTAATAAAAAAGATTTTAATCGACATTTAACGACAGCTAAACATATAAAACTATCCATTTCGAACGATTTCGAACCAATTTTACCCCAAAAAACCCAACTCGTGGTTTGTACAATTTGTCAAAAGGAATATGTTTCTAAGAGCGGATTGTGGTATCATATGAAAAAATGTGTGCCAATTGTTGAAAATGAGGCAGATAACGCGCACACACCTCCCAAATCAGATGACACGATTGCGTTATTTATGGAGTTTGTGCGTGAAAAATCACAAGATAAATCTGATCAAAATAATATTATTCTTGAACTAGTAAAACAAAATACGGAGTTCAAAGAACTGTTAATTCACCAAAACAAGCAAATGATGGAGCTTGCTAAAAATGCAGGCAGTAATAACAATAATACGAACAGTCATAATAAGTTCAATCTAAACGTATTTTTGAATGAAACTTGCAAAGATGCAATTACTATGAAAGATTTTATCAATTCGATTGAAGTTACATTGGAGGATTTCATTAGTACCGGTAATATCGGGTTTGTAAATGGCATTTCAAAGGTTATGGTTGAACGTATCAAAGATATGGACTTACATACCCGCCCGCTTCATTGTACAGATTTAAAACGCGAAACGGTCTATATAAAAAACGAGGAGAAATGGGAAAAAGAAGACGGGGACAAGACGATTTTACGTAATGCAGTTAAGCACGTCGCTAAAAAGAATTATAACCAGTTACAACAATGGTATAACAATAAAAAACCGGAGGTAGAAATCCTTGGGACGAATGAATGTGAGGATTATTTTAAGTTTTACAAATCAGCTCTTGGAGGTTATGACAAGGAAGAAGATACTAAATTTGAAGATAAAATAATAAAGAATGTTCTCAAAGAAGTAATACTCGATCGGTAATCATAGATCCCACACCCCTAATCTATGGGAACTTTACACATTTTACGTTAAAAATTATGTAAAACTCCAGAAAAGAAATGGCATCGCTATTTGAAAATGGACAAAAATAAATGTCCAATTTTGAAAAGTGGAAGGAAATGTTTGTAACGACCCTCCTTGAAAATCCGGTTCGCTGCATAATGCTTTGATTTACATTTTTTATTAAACAATTTGTCTGCATAATTTTTTAAGTATATTACGCTGAAAATGGCTTAGATGTATTATATCGTTAGAACATATAGAATGAATTTAGAACAAAAAATCGCAAATAAAAAAGTATATTTTTGTGAAAAATGTGACTACGAAACTCATAACAAATTTGATTTCTCAAAACACATATTGACACCAAAACATCTAAAACGTAAGAATTTATGCGATTTAGGACAAGAAATCGCAAGAAATCGCAATGAACAATATACGTGTTCTGTGTGCAATAAATCGTATAAATCAAGAAATGGATTATGGTATCACGAAAAACGGTGTAAACCTGCGTCAGCCGAATCTATACCGTCTGAATCAATTCCACAAGGTCACCCGTTGGATATGTCAGTTGTTCTCGAATTGCTTAAACAAAACCAAGAATTCAAAGACCTTGTGATAGAACAGACCAAACAATTATTTCAGCAAAATCAGCAGAATACGATGTTACAAGAGCAATTATTAGAAGCAGTCAAAGATGGTAAAATCGGCAATAATATTACAAATAATACGAACTGCAATAATAAGTTTAATCTGAATGTATTCTTGAATGAGACGTGTAAAGATGCCATCACGTTCTCTGATTTCATTAATTCTATAGAAGTTACCATGGACGAGTTTATTCAAACTGGCAATGTTGGGTTTGTAAATGGCATATCTAAGGTTATGGTTGAACGTATCAAAGATATGGACTTACATACCCGTCCGCTTCATTGTACAGATTTAAAACGCGAAACGGTCTATATAAAAAACGAGGAGAAATGGGAAAAAGAAGACGGGGACAAGACGATTTTACGTAATGCAGTTAAGCACGTCGCTA